TGACTTAATGAAGCACCGCCTACAGCTTTATTATGAGATTGTGAGCGATACCCTGAGCTTATATGTATTGAGTTATTTAATAATTCCCTAGCAGGTTGTAGTATATTCTTAGTTAAAAATATTAAATTATCTTGATGATCTTTTGGAATATTTTCCCATTTTTCACCGTTTCCTGCTAGTTCAAAATCATCAAAATTTGATGTTATTTTCATGTGAAACCTCTTTTATTTTCTGAAAAATTTTATTAGTAGTTTGATTACAAGAATTAATCTATTAAGCACTTTTTAAAATCTCTATTTCTTGTTTTAATTCTTGGATCATTTTGTTTTGTTCTTGTATAGCTTTGACTATTGGAGCTATGAAGGAATCGTATCTTAATGCTCTTTCATCTGTTTCTTTGTCTTTTATGAAACCTGAAAAATCATTTGTATTAATGTTTTTTTCTTTGAGTAAATCTTCAATATCTTGATTTATAAAACCATGATGTAACCTTCTATATACCTTCTCAGGGATTGTGTTTAGAACGGTTTCAGGTTCTAATGATTTAAAATTACCTTTTTCATCATAAGTTTTTTTATATCTAATCTCTTCAACTTGTTTAGATGATTCGTTTTTCCACTTCCAAGAAACAGGTTTTAAAGCTAAGATAAAATCAAGACCTAGATTAGTTTCTTGTATCTTTTCTTTTTTCTCTCTATCTGATGTGTTTATTGTTCCATTAGCTGCCCATATCTCAGTCCATCGCTTTCCACTTGCACCGATTGAATATGTATTATCAGCAACAGGAATTGCATTTACATTAAAACCAAAATTAGAATTATCTATTGAAAATATATTTTTAGTAGCTGTTGAAAATAAAAAGCCTTCATTTGAATTATTCAACATTCTAACATTGTAGTCTTGTGATGAACTTATCCCAAAATGAAAATCTAAAAATGATAATCCACCACTTGAGTTAGAATTTCCTATTTCTAGCCCTGACGTTGTACCACTTGATCCAATTGCCAAAGAACTAAAATCATTTGTACCATTCCAAATATTATTTGATGCTAAAATATTATCATTATAGGTAATTCTAATAAATTTATTTGATCCAATATAGACTAAATATACATATTGAGAATTAGAATTAAGTACTATAGATGTATCACTAGAACCAAGTAGAGAGTAACTACCTAAACCAAGTGTCATTGTGTTTGTGTTTGGTGTACTTGCTTTATTTACTAGTAAAAACTGATCCCCTATTTCTAATGTTGCACTATCAAAAAGACCGTCAATATTACCTATTGAGGAATTAAATTGATAGAATGATATAAACCCTGCTTTTTTATACAAAGTGAAGTTATCCGATGTTATCGGTGTATGTACATGTAAGCTTGTTATATCCGCTTTACCAATCCCAAACTTTCTAAGCGTTTCAATATTGTCTGCTACTTTTTGATTTATTACATTCTGATCCGCTTGAGTTGAAACGCTTGGAGTGTAAGTATCTAAAATACCTGTATTAACTATTGTCATTTATATTAACCTCGCTGTGATACTGCCTTTTTTTGATATTAAATTTGATTTGTATAAAACATATCTTTCTATACAAACTAAAGTACCGCTGTATGCAGTACCTGTACCGTTTCTAATGATTGCTCTTTGTGATATTTTTACCTTTACAGTTGTGCCATTCGTAGGAATTGCATTTAATGGAGCGTCAACAGTTACATAGTGATTCGTTCCATCAATTGCTATTATTTTTCTATCGTTATTAGTTCCTACCTGTATCCTGTCATTCACTTTTAAATTACTACTTGAAGCTACTTTAAAAAGTGTTGTAGTGTTCCCTGCATAAGTTGCTACCGTAGTCGTAGGACATACGCAATCACTAGTTGTTAATACATAATCAGCACTAAATAGATCATCTGAAACTGTTTTATTAGTTAGTGATACCCTGCCTATCTCATTTTTATTCCCTGAATCTAAAAAATCTAATGAACTAGGAACATCATAATCACTAAAAAAAGCAACATAGTTATAATCAGCAGTGATTAAGTTTAAAATATCTGTTTTTTCTTGTTCAATTATTGTCATTTTTTTTATCCTATTAATCAAAAATATTAGCCCATTCAGGGTAAAGACTATGTATTGAATTAGCTGTAATATCTACTATTGAATTTGTAATTAAATTCTTTTTCTTTATTTGCCATATTCCAGTTTCAAGAGATGACCATATCACAGAGTTTCCATCTGGTGAATATCTAGCAAACATATTGTAACTATATGCTGGATATACATCAGCAACAGTATTTGCACCTAAATCTCTCTCTACTAATTTGTAATTTATACCACCAACAGATGACGAATAAATTATTTTATTTTGTGTTGGGTGTTGAGTTGCAAAATATTCATTTCCTGCATCTATAATAGTAATTCCAGATGTAGCAATATCAAATAAGACTAAACCGCTTGTATTACTAAAATAAAGTTTTGTATTATCTGTGTTATATTCAGGCGATATATTATCGGTTGTTCCGCTTGCCGTGTATAATGTCGCTACTGATAAAGTTGCAATAGTCATTTCTTTTATTACTGCTGTTGCGGATCTTGACCCTGCATGATACGCATACAATATTTTAGTATCATCATTATTAAATGAAGGATTCCATACATAATTATTATTGGTAGCAAAATTTGTAAGATTAGTAATAGTATTTGTCACTAAATCCAATATCATTAAATCTGATTTACTAGCTGAATATTCTTTAATAAATACTATTTTAGTGCCATCATGAGATGCTCTAGGGTGAATGCTTGTATAAGAATCAGGGGTTAAGTATGTCTTACTAGTATTATCATTATTAGCTTTAACTAATCTATAATTTCCTGTACCTGCTAACTCACAATAAATAATCTTTTCAGCTAATACAATTTTATTTACAGTAATAGTATTTGACCAATCAGACTCTAAGTTTAAATCAGTGTTTACAGCTTTTACTTTAAAGTAAAAGCTGTCATTGTTTGTAACATCAGACCCATCTATTAATCTTGATAAAACATTTCCAACTAGCAGACCTGCATAACCTAAAACAGGAGTAGTAAAACCACTATCTAAACTTGCAAATATTATATAATCATTAGCATTTGGCACTGCCGTCCAGTTTGATGTAAAATCATTTGTATTTATAGATGTTGCATCTAAAGCTGTTGGAGCATCTAAACCAAACTCACTCGGATCATCAATAAAACTAAATTGTAAATATAAATCTATAGCAGTCCTTAAAACTTGATTAGTTGCTAATTTAGACTTTCCTAAATCACTTCTTCTTTTTAGTCCTGCTAAAACACTTGCAAGATTATTTTCATAGTTAGTTAATCGTACTTTCCAAAGCCTAAAAGGTTTATCTATTAGTTGCCCGTCATAGTGAATATAAGTATCTGAAACATTCACTATTTTAAATATTCCTGAAACCAAACCGTCAACATTTACATTTACATACCAACCTTTTTGTGGTCTAGTCGGTCTAAATGTTTCTAAATCAATAGTTATTTTAGGCTCTGTAAACTTTTTAAGTGTTGCTTCAACTTGGTTAATCTGTGCTTGAGTTACTGAAAAATTTAATTCTTCATTCTTTGGGAAAATTCCATATTTATAAATGCTATCATCATAAATAAATGTTTGGTTATAGTCATCTAGTGCATTATATGCAATTACAACTTTATCACCTGCTAATTTATAAGGTGTATCATACTTACCAAATTCTATATAACTAGTGTCATCGTTAGGTTTTACATGTTTTTTTACAAAGCCTTGCACTGGATAGCCTGTTGTTTCTTCCAAGCCTTCTTCTAGTACATCATAAGCGTTAATTAACTCAAATCTATCATTAACAGATAATGTACTAATACCACTATTAGCACCTGTTACAATATCCTTTAATGTGATTGTTTGACTTGATATATCAAATGCTCTTAAATATTCAGTTTCATCAGATGTAATTCTACAGATTAATTGACCGCCAAGAGCATTAGATGTAAATCTAGTATCATATTTGCCTATCTTTTCCGATACATCAAGAGGTACTGTCGCTGTATAAGTATTTGTAATAGTCTCTAAATAGCTATCTATATATCTTGCTACATACTGAATATCAGAGGCTTTACCAACTGTATATTTACTATCACCTGTGACATCAAATAGTTTGATAGTCAAGTTCTCATTTGATCTCATTAGATTAGCAAGTATCTTTGTACAATTTTGTATTGAGTCATTACTATAATTTACAGTGATTGATTTATCAGCTATAAAATATACAGGTTCTACACCACCCGATACAAAGTCGGTATTGTATTTTAAACCTGTGATAATATCGTTTGTTGTGATTGATTGCCAATCATCTGAAACCGTTGTTAATCCTGCCATATATTGACCTTTTGAATTAAATTAAGTGTATTTGTTGTATGTGGTTCAACATAGTAAACTATTGACCATTTATAATTTATTTGATTGAGTAAATCGTTTAATAAATCCCTTGCTGTACCTTCTATTTTTTCAGGTATTTCAATCTCAATATCAGGGCTTAAAAGCTCGTATTTTGGAATGACAACACCGTTAAGTAAGCTACCGCCTAAATCATTTCTGATATTTTCACTATCAAAAATAAGATCTAAAACGGTAGATACATTTTGATACATAGATTGGTCATCAAAACTAAAAGGAGATATTTTGAAAGGATATAAACTAAAATCTCTTTGTTCTATGGTTAAATCATATTTCATGTAAAATCTTGGATTATCACCTGAAAAGTCCACACCCTTAGGTGTCTTAGTCATTTCAAAGATACAACCAGCTTTAACATCGTCTAAAACATTGAGTCTTTCATTAGTTTCACATACTGCAATATCATCACCATTTGACATTGAGATAAAGTTATTATCAGAGTCTTTAGGATCAAAGAATGATATATTGAATTGATATAAAGAATTAAACTCTGGATCACTACCACTTGGCATTGTATCGCTATCTATATAATTAGTTATATCAATCCATTCATTACTGCCGTATTTTCTATAGTAAATAACTGTCATTATCTACCGCCCTGAGCTTTTATAATGTCTTTTCTGAGTGTGTCAAAATTGGATTTAATCATTTCATTAACTTGCCCTGTTTTGGATAAGTCAACGCCTGTAAACACAGGACTATAGGTTATATTGATAGGTGTTTGATTATAATTATTAGTGCTATTACTTGGACTAATAGCAGTACGTTTAACAAAATCATACATTCCTTTCATATCACCATAGTTAAAGATTGCCTCCGCTCCTCGTTCACCTGCGATACTTAAACCTTTGGTTACTCCACCATTCGCCATTAATGGAATACCTAAACGGATAGCTTGATTTTCTAACCATGACAAACTTTGATTAATGAAGTTATCAAAAGGTACATCAAACATTGGATTTACAACTAACTTGCTAATCAATTTATTCTTTTTTTGTTGCTCTGATTCTGCACTTTTTGAAGTGTTAAAACTCGAGTCTTTAGAATAAAATTGACCGTCTGGTAAAAGAGGCCCTACATTTCCACCTGTTGAATAACCGCTTTTGATTGGAACATTAACTCCTGTGTTGCTTGCTCCTGGTATTTGATTTACCTTAGCATTAACTTTTGAAGCTTCTGTTTTATTCTGTGATACATCATTTTTAACTTTATTAATAAGATTATTCAAATCAATATTATTAATAGATTCTTGAGCGAATTGAGTCCATACCTTAGTTGCTTCAACAAATGAATCACGATATAAACCACTTGAATCTTTATAAGCCTGATCTAGTTTAGCTATTTCAGATTTTTCTAACTCTGTGATTTTATCTAATTCAATACGTTTAGTTTTTAGTCTGGTTTCAGCTTGCTTTGTTTCATTCTCAACTTTTTCTTTTTCTTTATCGAAAATAAAATCATAATATTCTTGCTGTCCTTGATATGCTTTATCTAAAATGTCCTGTTTTTCGTTAGGATCAACTATGTTTTTAGATTGTTCAATGTAATATTGATACTGTTTTAAGCCTATCTCAGTTCTTTTCTTAGCATAAGTTTCATAGTCAATAGCACCTTTTTGATATTCTGCTTCTAACTGTTTTCTTTGATTTGAATTACCAATAGCACCTGTTTCAAAATCTAAAGGATTAGATCTATAAAAGTCAGCAGTACGTTTATTACTAGAAAGTGATTGATTAAATGATTGTAATCTTTTCTTTTTGTCTGCATCTGTTTGATTACGCTCATCGTCAATAGCTTTTAATCTATCATTCTTGGATTGAATGATATCAATCTCTTTTTGTACTTCTCCTTCTAGTTTACGCCTTTTTTCACCATATACTTTATCAAGTATTGATAACTCTGATTTATAATTAGCTTCGTTGATGGATTGAATTTTCTTTAATGAATCTTCATTTTCTTTAGTTAATTTATCGTTTAATTCTTTCTGAGTAGCTATTTCTTTATCAATAGCTTTTTGATTGTATTCATTTAACCATGTATTATAATCTTGATTAAGCTTTTTAATCTTAGCAATCTTAACTGCTTCAAGATCTTCGGATTGATTAACTAATCTAATATCAAGTTGTAGTTGTTCTAACTTTTTAGCGTTTTCATCTTGAATTAAATCAATATTTAATTGTGATAACTCATTTGATGAATCTACAATCTTTTTACTAGCTTTTAATGTTTCATCTACTAACTTTTTAAAGTTTTCAGCATCTAAATCTTTTCTAGTTTTTTCAGCTACTGATTCAGTAAAACCGATAAAGTCTGTAAACATTCTAGCTAGCTTTGATAAAGGTTCGCCTATGATACCAGGTAAATTTTTAAAAGAGTCAGCAACGCCTTCGTTCATTTCAAGTATTGCGTCTTTAACCTCTTGAGAATCAGCACCAAATTCATTGTAAGCTTTTTTATACTTTTCTATTGAATTACTTTGTTTATCAAAGTTAGAGAATATATTTTGTAGTGAATCGCTAACTACTTTAATTGATGCCGCTGCACCTGTTGACATTGTCTGAAACTGTGCAGTAATATCATTAATTTTCCCTGATGCTAGGTCTTTTTGTATCTTGTCTAGTTCACCATACATATTAAGAAAGCCGTTAAAACCTTCTCCTGTTTTTTCAACTAATGAACCAACAGCACCAACTAAGTCAATAGATGATTTTTTTAATGTATTACCTAGAGTAACCGCACCTGATGCAACATCAGAGTAAAAAGAATTAATAGCTTGTTTTTGTTTAGCTTGTAAATCTTTTTCAATATCAAGTTTTTGTTTAGCTGATGATTTATATTCTTTTGAATCTTCACCATACTTTAATTTTTTATACTCAATAAAATCATTAAGTAATGACATTCTTTGATCAAATGAATTGTTTTCATCATCAATAAATAATTGCATTTGATCTTCAAAAGCTTTAGTCTCATCTTCACCAAGTTTTAAAGAATCTTCTAAAGCTTCTTTATCTTGTTTTTGCTTTCTTTGATAGTTTTCAAGAGCTATTTTATTTAATTCTTCTTGTTGCTTTTCTTCAATAGCTTTTCTTTTTTGTGTTTCATCTTTTACATAGTTAGTTATATCTTCATTTATTTTCTGTGATTTATTAGCTAGTTCCTGCTGTTTTTGTTGCTCAACCTTAGCATATTCATTTAATATTTTAGCTCTTTCTTTTTGATAGACAAAGTTAATATTATCTTTATCAGCTTTAGTTTTAGCAAGGCTTAAATCTTTATCATAAGTTTCTTTTAACTTTGCTAGTTCATAATCCATTGATGATAATTTATTCTTGAGAACTTCATCATTAAGCCTAATTTTAAAATTCTTGTAGTCTTCGTCACTTTGCTTTTGTTTTCTTTGTCTTTCCTTTTCCAACTCTTCTTGTTTTTTTGAAGACTCTTCTAAATTTTCTAATCTCTTTTTATTATCAATAGATTTTTTATCAGCTAATTCTTTTGATTTCTTTTCTGAATCAGTTTCAGTTTTTAATAAATCATCAGCTAATTTTTTTCTATATAAAGCTTCATCTTTTAGTCTTTTTCTTGCTTCATTATTACTAGCAAATGTTATTAGATTAGTTGATGCTTGAGAATATTGTATTTGTTCACTAGAACTTAATTTTTGAGTCTTTTCCTTTCTAATTAATTCTTGAATAGTTTTTAAGCTTTTTGCTTTTATATCTAGTTGTTCATTTTCTTGCTTATCAAGATCTAAACTAGCTTTTTTATACTCAATATAACCGCTAACTTTACCAAAAAGATTAATACTTTCTAAACCTTTCAATAAGTTTATTTTTTGACCAAGTAAGTTAAAGTTTTCTAAAATATCTTTTAATACTAGATTCCATCCACTTGTTGCATTTTTTACAGATGTGATTGCTTTATCTAATGAATAAAAGAAACCTAAAAAAGCAACTAAAGCAATATTTGATTTAGTAAGTAAACCACCAAAAACGCCAACAGCGATATTTAAAAGCTTCATTGTTGCAAGTACACCGCCTAAAGCAATAGCAAAAAAACCTACTTGTACTATGCTTTCTTTAGTACCTTTATCAAGCTTAATAAAACCATCAATCATATACTTAATGTTTGATATAAACGGCATCATAGCGTTATTGATGATATCCCCAAACTCTATTTTTAAAACATCAAGTGATTGTTTCATCTTTTGCATTTGAAATGAAAATGATTTTGATTGTTGACTTAATGCCCTATCTGTTGACCCTGCTGCATCACCCATTTCACCTAAAGCTCTAGTAAATCCACTTGCTCCATCTTTAGCCAAGTTTAAAGCCGCCTTAGCTGCTCTTGATTCAGGTATTAATTTTGACATTATAGATAGACTGCCATTAGTAGCCTTAGATAAATCAGCCATTACACCTGATAAACCTTTTGTTTGTAATGCTGTATCACCTAATTCAACGCCTAGAAGTTTTGCGTAATCTGCTGCTTCTTTTGATGGATCAGCTATTGACCTAATTAAATTTGCTATAGCTGTTTCAGATTCACTTGCACTAATACCTGCTCTTGTTAACTCAATAAAAGCCGCTCCGACTTCTTTAAATTGAACACCTGCACCAGCAGCAACGGCATTAACTGATCCTAAATTACTTGATAATTGTTCAAAGGATATAACACCTTTATCTACTACTTTAAATAATTGATCAGAAAATTCTATTGAGTCTTTTAATGTCTTTTTGTTGTAAGCGTTCATTAACGAGCTTAATGCTGTCACTGATGTTTCAGTAGTGGTCAAACCTGCACTTGCAGCCTTAGATGCAACACCTATCATTTTTAATGAGTTTTCAGCATCAAAACCACTTGAAACAAGTTGATACATAGCTTTAGCTAAATCAACAGGGCTATTAACAATATCTTTATTTTTAGTTAGTTCTTTGATAGACTCGCCAAACTGTTTAAATTGTGATTCACTAGCTTGCACCAATGAATTAACATTCCTTAACTGTTTGTCAAATTCCATTGATAGACTAGCTACACCTTCGGCTAATTTTGCAGTAGCTGCACTCATAGCAGTTATAGCAAGGGTATTAAGATTAAAACCGCCTTGAGATTTACTTAATTCTTTTGATTGGTTTTGAAGTGAATTAATATTATTATTAATAGCTTGACTTTGACTATTTAGACTATTAATGTTTGTATTTATAGCTGTTTTTTGAGCGTTTAAACCTGCAATAGTACCGTTTAAAGCTGTTTTCTGAGCGTTTAAACTATTAATATTATTCTGATTAGCTATCTTTTGAGCGTTTAAACTGTTTATAGATGCGTCTATAGCTTGTCTTCTTTGCTTGTCTGCATCTGTATTACCTGTTATAGCTTGCTTTTGATTCTGTAATGATGCTATATTATTTGATATAACAGCGTTTTGTGATTGCACAGCTTGGATATTATTTTGTATGCTGTTTCTTTGGTTTGTATATGCTGTTACTTGTGCTTGTATAGCATTCGATTGATTTTTAAGTGTTGCTATATTTTGGTTTATTTGATTAAGATGCTGTTTTTCGCTTGCAATAGTTTGATTTATTGCACGTATAGCAGATGAATTATCACCTGTTAGTCTTAATAAAATATCGCTTACATTTGACATGTTAAACCCGCTTATAATAAAAAAACCTAGATGTTAATCTAGGCTTGATAGTTAAATAGTGAATGAAGAAGTTATTTTGTTTTTATCTTTTCTTTTTTTTCTGATTTGATGAAAGACAATAAAGCAAAATCATTATTATCTTCATTCGTAAAAATCTCATAATTAATATTCAAATCACTTGAAATCTGTTTTATTGAGTCATGAGAATAAATATTTTTTATAAACATTGAGTCATTTTCTAAATGTTCTATTCTAATATCATCATTTAATTTCATAGCTGCAACATTAGAACAAGGAAAGATGATATAAAATTCTTTTGCGTTAAGTGATAAAACCTCATTCAAAAACTCTTTAATCTCTTTTTTTCTATGAGCTGTGTTAATAGATATAACTACATCAGCATTAACTTTTAACTCATAAATATCTTTTACATAATTGATATTCTCATTACAAAAAGCATACTCATAATTAACGCCTTGATAACTTATCTTTTTAGCTTCTTTTAGTACTGAATAACTTTTATTATTAGCTTGATAATCTAAAACTTTTACTTTTTCAGTCTTTTCATTGAGAATTGAAATAAGTTTTAAATCAGCTTTATTCAATTCTTTGTATTGTTCATTTAGTAAAGTAACATTATCTTTACTAAAGATATTTACGTTTATAGTAGATACCATTAATTCACTCCAAATTTTTCATCAATTAATATTTTTTCATGGAAGTCTTGGTTACGTGCTTCAAATGTATAAGACTTACCACCTATATTTTGGGTTTTACTTGAGTTTATATCTTGTTTGATTTTGTCTATCTCTGAATCATACCAATAGATAGCAGATTCTAATTCCCTTGACTCTCTATAATCGAACCACTCATCAAATATTTTGGTAAGTTTTGATTTCATTAGTTCATTATGGTTTAAGATATTTAATTCTTTCAGAGGATTAAATATCGTTTGTCTCCACCAACTAGGCTCATATAAACAAAAAGAATAAAATACTAACGATTGTATTTTTTTTTCTTTATCAGTTAAAACACGGTTTCTATAATATTTTAGTCTTTTGTCTTTTTTTTCTAGCTGATAGGATTCACGTCTAAAAAAGAGTTTTTCATAGCCTCGTCAGGGTTTTGGATAAACTTGGTAAGTATTTGTAATAACAGTCTATAATCTGTTTTTCTAAGTACATCAGCTTTAATATCTGTTGACTCTGATAAAACATTTATTAGTTTTTTTAGATATTGTCCAGGTTCTCTATTAACTCTATCATATTCTTCATACAAAGTACTAGCTAACTTAATAACTAATTGTGTTAGAGTTTGTTCTATCTGATCACTTTCTTTTTTTTCTTCTAAACCTAACATACTAAGTAAAACATTGTAATCACATTTAGTTTTGACACATAAATCTTTTATTAAATCAATAGCCTCAAATAAAATCTCAGGGTAAGCATTTACTTCTATTGAATCAATATTTTTACTTGTAATTTTTGTTATCTCATTTATTTCATTCATTTATTTAACCTTTTAAAATATAAAAAATAGGGTATATATCTCAATACCCTTAATAGCTTGCTATGTTGGAACAATCCAGAAATTACCATAGTTAACAGCATCGCTAGAACTACCCTGATCTATTGCATCAACTGAGAAAGATCCCTTAAGCGGTTCTTTAGCTTGATATGTAAAATCACCAGGAGTTATAACAACTTCTGGTAAATACTCAATAACTAAAAACCTTGAAGGGTGTAACCTTCTTAATATTCTCATTTTTAACTTAATTAGACCAGCTCCGCCCATAGTAAATTTAATACCTGCCGCTGATAAAGTAGGACCTTTCACTAATTTAAAAGTTGTACTATCAGCAGGAGCTGCACTTAATCTATTATGTGTTACTGTTTTAGCTGTTGAATCATATGATTCAAGTATTACTAATTGAGGTATTGAAGTACCAACCATACAAAGATTACCAACCGCAAAGCCTGTACCTGTGGTTAATGTTTGTCCACTTATACCGCCACCGCCTGTTGCTATTGTATCTTGACCACCTGAGGCATATGTAATAGTTGGTGTTATATTTGAACCATTGACAAGTAACCAACCTTGATATGTTAGATATTTTAAGCTAAAAGCACCATTTACTAAATGAGATGTTTTAATAACACCTTTTAGTGTTTCAGGTGATCCGCTCATGGCTTTATATGTTTCTACAACATTTTTAAAACCTGCCTCGCCATCAATTACACCTAAATCAAACCAATCATCAGTTCCAAGCGGATCAGGTGATGCAGTAGATAATGCAACTTGAACGGTTGTATCAGCTAAATGTGCAAAACCGTTAGCTTTTGCTATTTGATTTTGATTGATATATGAATGTGAAAGAGCTACATCAGTCATTTTTTTATCTCCTTTAAAGAAAAAAACCCCTAATTTAGAGGTTTAAAATTGTATAAATTAAGCGGTATACGCTTTAATATGTATTCGATAAGCAAATTGGAATATCTTGTTTTGATTAAACACTCCAATCTCCTCTATTTTTGTAACTTCTAATTTAGATATTTCTAATGACAAATATCTAGCTGTATAGTAATTATTGGCAATCACAGATTTAACTTTTAAAGCAAGTATTAAAGCATTATCTTGACATTGTATAAAATCAGGGTGTTGTTCTACTACATCAATAAAGTAAATATTAGATTGAGTATTTTCATTATTACTATCTGTAAAATCAAATACTTTAGGAAGATAGACACAAATAGCAGGTAAATCATACTGATTTAAGTTCTCTATTGATGTTTTATTTATAATCGGTTCATTTGATTTTAAATTTAAAACTAATCCAGCTAATTCTGAATTTTGTTTTAATGTGTTAATAATCTCATTTCTAATAGTAATAGGACTTGAACTAAATGCCATTAAAACCGCCTATATATACATTTATAATCTGTTGTTTTGCTTGTTCAGATAACCAAGCGTATTGACGTTTAGGCATGTGAACAAATCTACCTGATCTCCAATGTCTAAACTTACCACCGTTATTATGAATTGCTGCATAAGGCAGATTAGAACTAAAAGAAAAGCCTAATTTATCAATAGTGATAGCTTGTGCAAGTTTTAAACTGTTTCTTAAATTACCTGATTTAGTAAGAGTTTTACCACCAAACTTTTTAACTCGAATAGACGGTCTCCATTTTCCAATGGGTGACTCTTCATCGTTAAAATGTCTTTGTATCTCTTTACTTGCAATATCAGATGCTAATTTATTCTCATAAGATAAATCAAGTAATTTATTTAAGAAACCGTTTAACATTAACTTAGCATTAGTATCGTTAACATTAATATTTGAATTAAACATTATGTGTAAAAACTATTAACTTCTGATATAAACTCTGTTGTATTTGTTTGTGTATCACTAGTGAATACCTTTAAAGCTCTAGGTATTATATTATTTCTACCTTGTTGCTTTAAGATAGGGTGAAAATATCCATTCTTTTTGTCAATTAATTTTGAAACAAGTTTTTCAGCTTGTGACATTTTTAAATCTGATAAAGAAATAGTTTTTTCACCCTGTTGCTCCTCAAAGTTATATTCTACAAAAGCATTAGTTAACAATAAGCTTACTGTGATTAATGCCCCTGCATATCGAATATTAATAGGTAGATTATTTATATCTAAATCAACACTTGATCCCTCAAAAGGAACAACATATTTATCTGAAAACATATCATCAATTAAAGCTTGTGCAACAGGTCGCCAAGTGTCAATCTCTGTGTCAATCTCATTTGAACTTCTTGCAGCAAGAGGCATAAACTTTAATACGTCTTCATTAGTGAAATAATCAAAACTCATTAGCTTGAATACCCTGCATATAATGTCAAATAACAATTAGATGTACTATCAGTTATGTAAGCATGAACGTCTTTACCTGATAAACCATCAACAACCTCAATATTATTCCCATTGTCAATTGTTGTATTAGCCAAAGCGTATGTTTTTTCTCTTACTAATTCATAAGCGGAACTAGAAACAGTATTTGAAGCAGCAGCAGACAAAACAATATTTGTATCATCTGTTACGGTTGCAACTGTCAATAACTCATTATTAGAAGTAACTCTGATTTTATCACCTGCTACTAACTCAGATGTAAATAAAGTATTAGTACCAACAACAGCGGTACTTGTTGCAGTAGTTGCAATAGTACCTGTTTGTGTTGTTCTTAGTTCTAAATATGTATTTTTATCTGATACACCTGCAACACGTACAAACTTAAGCTTTTTACCTGTTACGCCTGTTACTGTTGCCTTAACACCTGCATTAGTACCAACTTTTAAACCTGAGTTATCTATGTTTGAAATCGGTAGTCTTAAAATGCTCATGTTTTCACCTAACCTATTCTGTATAAAACAGCGGCTGTTGCTGATGAAAAGTAAAGTCTAAATAAACCAACTCCAACAGTACTAGAAGCTGCAACAGTTAATAAAGAATCATTAGCTGTGTTTCCTGTGCTTGTTTGTTTAGCAACAACAATACCTGAGCCTACTGCAACGGTTACAGTATTAGCACCCGCTGTATTGTCTACATAAAAATCAAATGTAGTACCTCTAACCGCATTAATAGCTGTACCCATTAATGTTGCAGTAGGTAAAGTCATAGTAACCGCTGCCGCTGATGTAGATGTTAATAAACCTGTTTTTAATTGTGCTTCTGTAACTGTTGCTGTTGCATTAATTGCTGTTGCGGTACTTCTACCAATTGGTGATGTAATAGGAACATTAGCCCCTAAGCCTCTCTTTTTTATATAATCAAGAGCTGAGTAAATACCCATTATTTACCACCACCTTTTTTAGTTTTGGTTTCAACTTCTTCTGGTTTTTCATCTTCATTTGCAATATCAAGACCTGCATTTTTAATCACTTGTCTTAATTCAGCTATTTGTTTTGAAAGTTTATTTATCTCAGCGTCTTTGTTTTGAAGTTGGATTAATAAAATATCTTTGTCAGTTTGTTGAGTCGCAGGCATTCCATCAGTAATATCAATAGCGTTTTTATTCTCTATTAATATATCTCTTGTCACTTTATCTTCAATATTAAAGATTTGACCTTTTTTGTCTATCTTTACACCACCATTTAAATAAATAGTAGGGATAGTACACATCATTTTATATGTCATTTTTTAACTCCTTACGCTATAACGTTCTTAGCTTGTTGTCCGCAGTCTTCTTGTTCCACTGCAAATCCAAATGTCATTTCGTTTTCGATATAAAGAGCCTTTTCACCAGGTATTCTAAATTCTTCAACAGTGAATTGTGCTAAACCTGTTGGAACGATTAAACGTCCAAATGTTTCTGTGTATAACTCGCCTGCATCAGGGTTATTGTGTATCATTACAAAGTGTTTACCTGCTTGAAATGAATTAGTTGCTGTTTCATTTTGTTTAGCTGTGTTCTTTGTTGTTCTTGATACATGAATATTAGGATCATAGTCTAAATTCAACTGACCTTTAAGAATAGCTTTAAAAGCTTGCATACTCATTGTTCTAAACTCTGTGTCTTTTAAAAGAGCAAGTGTCTTAGGGTGATAAGCTAACTTTGTTAATACTTCTCTACCAAGAAAGATATCGGTTACAGTTTCACCGTCTGTGTTTTTTTCAAGTGCTTCCTCCCATTCACCGATATTTAACCAAGGATCAGAGTTTTCATAATCTGACCATTGATTAGTACCTGTTAAAGTTCTAGTGTTATTGGTGAAGCTATTAGCATCTTCAAGGATACTAATAGCTGTCTTTTCTCTATCTTTCCAAAGCAATCTTGCAAGTGCTAAAGACATTCCTTTTTTATGGTTGTTTTGGATAACAGGATCAGAATTTCTAAGGTATTTATCAGGAATTTTGTTTTTAACTGCTATTGTTTTACATGTAAAGTTCTTAGTTGTGTAATCAGCTTTAACTTCAACAGAAACACCACCGTCTTCACGTTCTAAGCTTCCTACTCTATCCATTGATCTTGTTGGATCAAATAAATAAAGCTTTCCAAATTCTTTGTCTGATTGTGTAACAGCAAACATTTTTGTCGCTTGATATTTTTCTTGATTAAAACTTCTCCCACTTAGTACCCTAGATAAAGGCACATTTGTTGTTGAATTAGCATAAGTAGCCATGGTTTTTACTCTCCTTTAAGATTTATATTTTTTGATTAAACAGGTATGTAGCCTGCTAATTGCATGATTTCGATTTCTTGAACTGTTGAGTTAGTTCCTGCTGTTGATGCTTCAAAAGCAATTCCACAACCTGGAACAACTGTCGCTGGTGCTGATGTATCAATAGTTCTTGATGAAACATAACCGCTTGCTGCTGGTCCAACTACTGCACCTCTTGAAATATCACCCGCAGTTTTTACAATCTTTGTTGGAGCGTCTAAAACCACAACAATTTGTCTTGCTCCTGATGTATCACCGTTTACAGGCGGAAAACAATCTGATTCAGTAAAACCGATACCAAGCTCACCACTGCCGCATATAACTACGTCATTATCAACGTCACTTGATGCCCCAAGTTTTACACGTATGTTTTGACCGATACCGCCTGAACTAACCGCTAAATCTACATTAAAAGTACGCTTAGGAGCGTACTGTGTTGTCTCTCTTGACATTTTTTCCTCCAATAAAAAAAGCCCCCTGATTTAGGAGGCTTACTAATAAATTATTTTTTTGTTATTTTGAAAGGCTGATTACTTCTGGTTTTTCAACAGGAAAAGGATTAGTTTTGTAATAAATATCACAAGCTTGCTCATAGCTAACACCTTTCTCATCTGCATATTTTTGAATAGCTTGGTCATCTTCTAAATATTCTAGTGTTGCTTCATCTGAATAATTAATCTTTTCATCTCTTTTGTTAATTTGCACTTTATCACCTCTATTTGTTTCTGTGTATTCGTCAGTTGAATATACGAATTTATGATTTTTTGAACCTGACACGCTTAACTCTTTAGCTAAGTCTTTAAGAACTGCTTGAACATTACCCTTAACGTTTCCCTCAACTTCTTGTCCTTCATCTGAATATTTAAAAGTTGTTTCGTTTGGTTTATCCATGTTGTTAAGCATAGATATTAATTTGTTTTCCATTGCGATAGGGAAAATAGGACCTGATGGATTCTTTGTAAAAGAATAAACAAATTTCATGTTCGCTTCTTTTTCTCTTTGTAGTTGCTCGTTAGCTAACCTTAATTGAATTTCAGCATTAGCAATTTTTAACGCCTCAATCTCAGCATCATATTTTGCTTTAGCTTCTAACTCAGCATCATATTTTGCTTTTTCTTCGTACTCTCTAAGTTTAGCTTTATAAAAATCTACTGTTTCGTTTGTTTCTGGTTCTGCTGAATACATACCTGATTCTTTTTGTTGAAGCTTCTCTTTTTCTTTTTTGAGATAGTCATCAAGTGTTAATAAGTATTCACCGCCTGCATCGTCTTCCATTTCCATAAAAGCTTCGTAACTTTTTACATTTTTCATTCCTGCATCACTGCATTTTTGCATTTTAGCCTCATAAGCTTGTTTTGTAATTTTCATTTCTAAATCTCCATTTTGATAATAAATAGGTTCTTCGTCATAATTAATTGACGTTTCACACTCATAAATAAAAGTATTATTCTCATTTTCAGCATCATAAAAGAAAGGTTTCATAACAGGAGCTAAAGCAGGTAATTCCGAACCAAGCAAAGCATCAGCATATAAAAACCTTTTGTATTTTTGACCGTTGATTGTTACATTTTCCTTGAACTCTGCACTATGACCACTTATTAAACCGTCTTTTATCATGTTATAGATAGGTTCAGGTACATTTACTCTATCAGCATATAGTTCATCATTAACAAGCCTTAGATTTTCTAAATCACCAACTCTAAAAGGTAATTTATTTAAAACAGGGTCTTGCTGATGTTCTTTAAATTCTTTGTGAGTAAATTTTTGAATAGGTTTAAAGTTTTGCTTAGTATCGTTATAGCATCTAACCGCATCGACTAAATCGTCAACTGTTGTTACTCTGCCTTTCCAATTACCAGCTTTAAATATCATTTGATTCGGTATTGAATACTTTTTAACTGTTGGTCTTTGTGATTCAATTAAATTATCTTGTGATGTATCAAGTAACACTTCAAACTTTGATATATAATCGGTTGTTTCATCAATACTATATTGTTTCAATGATTGCTTTATTGCATCAGTACGAGCAACACCATTATTAATCAACTTTCTAATACTATTTAAAATGATGGAATCATTTAAAGCTGTATTAGTCATAGTACTTTCATTTTGCATTTTTATTTAACCTCTGGTACATAGTACGACCTACACCTAACATGACGAGGTGGAGCTGATTGTAACTGTGATTGACTACCGATTATAAAAACTCGATTATGTAAATTCCTACATAACTGAGTAGTTCTATTATCCAATACAGCTATACTTCTAACCTTTTTAATATTCATCTTTTTGTAAAGCTCGAGTTTAGCCTCATTTGTTACTCTGTTAGCTTCTGTTTCGCTTGTCGCTTCAATCCTAATGTTCTTAAAGCTTTGGGTATCATGCTTAACTAACTCTTTTAACTCTTTAGTTGATAAGCTTGGATTATTTTTTAAGGCATTAGTAAGAGTATCTTTAATCTTGTCTTGATAGTCTTGCACTTGCTTTGATGATAATTCCTGTGCATACTTGATATTATATTTATTCATCTTATCAAGCTTTAACAGTCTAATCTTTTCTAAATCATCAGCTTTACTAAACATTGTCTTTAACTCGTTCTTAGTAAACTCTGTTGTAATTCGTTCAACATTCTTAAAGTGATTCCTAAAAAGATTCTCTAAACCTTTTTGTTTTGAGTCAGGGATAATTATCTTATCACCTGCTTTATACTTTGAGACTTTTCTAAGTGTGCTAGTTTCTAATTCTGAGTAATACTTATCAAGTTTTTCATTAAATCGTTTCTCTATTCTCGCTAAGGTTTTATCAAGCTTTTCTAAATCTTGTATCTGTTTTTTTGGCATTATAATAAAACTATTGTTTTTTGATTATTACACTTAGGGCATTGTAATTTAGTTATATCTACATCTTTAGGAGCAACAGCAACCCATTTATACTTACAATCTAAACATTTAGGAGACAAAACTAACCAGCCTTGATAATTTTCTATTTCAATAACATTATTCATGATTTGAATGTTTGAGATAGAAATAAGCTTTGTAAATCTCAGTTATAACAGTGCCTATAACCCAAACAGGCAATACAAAAATAACTAAAAAAACAAAGATATTTAAAATTGAATTTAAAATAATATCATTCATAAATTACCCATTATTCAAAATCATAATTAAATAAAGTAACTGATTCATCTTCATTCTCATTATCTTTGATATCTTGCTCAATTTCATTTTCTTCAACATCGCTTGGTATATCATCTATCTTTTGAATATATTCTCTATGGTTCTTATTATCAGGGTTTACTATTCCCATATCATAGTACTTAACTAATCTATCAACTAATGATGATTTACTTTCTTCATCAATTGGACTAAATTTAAGATCAGGGTAAGCAGATAAAGGAAACTTTTCTATATCAAAGTTCAATCTTGTAAGAGGTCTTACAAGTTGTTCTTTAAGTAAATCTTCATCACTACGAATTAAATATAATTCATGTATCTTTGATGATTTCATTTTTTCGCTTGTGTCAGCTTTTGATCCATAACCATTAGAATTTTCATTTGTTGCCGCTGCTGTTGATTCGATAATCTTTGCTATAGCTGTATTCAAATAATTAATTATCTCAATACATGGATTCTGTGATCTATTAGCAATCTCTAATAACTCAGCTTTATAACCTTGCGGAATACTTGCACATGATGAAGCTTGTAATTGATTAGCAAATGTTTCTGCTGCCTCAAGTTCACCGTCTCCACCTGTCGGCAAATAGATTACTGTTGAAGGGTTAGCCCATTTACCTGCACCAATCATCATTATTTTTAATAACTGTTGTTTTGAGTAACATAATGGATATAAAGCATCAGCGACACCTTTACCATAAGGGTCTGAATGTCTTTTTTTCCAAGTAGAATAGATAAATTTTTCTTTTGGTAATGCGATATTATGTGCTAAATCTGTAATTGATAGCACATTAGCAAATTTATCTAAATCGAATTGAAAAACACCAGGCTTTTTATTCTTGATAGCATCAATAACTAACTTACCTTTGAACTCTCCAAACTCTTGATATTTCCATACTTTCTCACTAAAAGCATGACCATATATAATCCTATCTGAGTCAAGAGAATATAAAGCGTCCTCAATAGTTTCTTGCATTTCATCAAGATTTAACTGCCAAAACTTTTGTAAGATGTCCGCTACTTCTTGATATTTAGGCTCTATAAACTTTGGTTTAACAGGTGTAATCCTTAATTGCATTACACTAAGCTTTAGTTTTTCTAATGATGCAATTACTTGATCGTCGTTTTCGATAACGTCCTCAACAACACCATAACCTTTGTTATTTAGTGTTTTGTTTCGGTTGTAATAAGGACTTAACCCATAATCTAAAGCTTGTGAGATATAGCCAAATTCATTATCTAAAACCATTTCCATTGTAGGGTTTTTTTTAACTATTTGTTGAACTGCTAAAACTTCACTAGGGTTATATGATGGATCTAAAGACTTTTTATCTTTTAAATCTAGTAAATAACTAGCTCCCAAAGTATATCCAACAGCCATTTTTATATAATCCTAACTAAATAAATCATCATAAGTTTCTCTTTTAATTAATTGTTTCATACCGTTTATATTAGGTTGAGGCTTACCTTCTAAACTAAAAAGCACATATCTTAAAGCATCTAAAGCGTGATCATTTGCCTTGACAGGTTTATCCTCGCCTTTTTTCCCTGCTTTTTCATCCCAAATATACGAACTAAATTCTTTTAAAATATTCTTACAAGATTTATGTATAAATAATCTAAAATCATCAATGATTGTTGATGTTTTCCTAATACCGTCTAAGACTGCATTATCAGCATCAGTTGTAAAAATCCCATGTTCTTTTAATTCTGTTTTAAAACTTGAAGCCGATGGATCTAGAAAATATTGATTTATCTTATAACCTTGAGTAAATTTAATTAACTCTTTAGCATAATAGCTATCAGTCTTTTGACCTTCTTTTCTACCTTCATGATAAAACTCTTTTATTAGATAATAAATATTATCCTTTTTACCAATCAGTAAAAAAACACATGGGTTATTAGTTCCATAATCCATACCTACATAATACTTATCAAAAGTATCAGGTAATTTGTCTATCTTATGCTTATCATCTTTAAAAACATCATAGATAACACCAGCAGCCATGACCCAAAGACCTAGTATAAATCTTTTATACCATAGCCCCGTAAATGCTTTTTTCATTGCATCTATATAATCAGGGTCTAAATTTGGATTATCATCCATTGTAAAAGAAAATACTTTTAAATCTAGTTTTTTATTATCTAAATAATTTTCTTTTAGCCAATGATACGGGCTATCAGGGTTAGTTGTTCCAAACAATTTAGCACCTTTTACCCTTAAACGAGTAACTAACATCTGGAAAAAACTTTCAGGATATAAAGTTATTTCATCACAGTAAGTACCTGCATAAGTACCACCCCTAATTTTATCTTGAGCTCTTTCATCGTTAGCCCCAACTAGGTCAATAACTCGACCATAAACAAGTATCTCGCCATCACCTTTTTTTTTATAGTTATTAGATCCAACTATAGCTTGTAAATCATCAAGAACATTTCTTTTTAAAGTTCTCTCAGTTTTACCAACCATTAACAAACGCCCTCTAGGAGCATTTTTTATATATGAAATCCATCTAACTATTGATGTGATAGTTTTCCCTGATGATACAGATCCTTCCCATATATTATAAAGTGATGTACTCTCACTTAAAGATAATAAAGCTTTTTTAGAAAACTCACCGAATTGAAATTTAGCACTTGCTATGCTGTCCTCTAGACTAATCATTAGTTTCTTTAGTTATTTTTGCAGTACTTTTATTTATAGCGTTAACTAAATTATCTATAGAACTATCATCGAATTTATCATCGTCTTTTATTCTAGCTTCAATAAAACCAGCACAAGACTTTAATATGAATATCAATAAAACTACATCTTGCTTTTGAAGTTTACCAGGCTTTAACTTTAACAAAGTATCAAGGGTTAAATCTACTGCTATATCACCAAGTAATGAGGTCATTCTTTTTTCATAACCTCTTGCAGTATTTAAAGTATCAACTAAATCATACTTAGCTATTGCCCTGTAGATTATATTCCTACAATCTTTTTTATAACCAAAATACTCAGTAATATCTGAGACATTACCGTTTAAATTAATAATAACTTTCTCTAGTTCATCTTTTGGAATTCTTTTTATAAGGTCGTTTGTGACCTTTGGGACTGTTTTTTTATTCTCTTTTTTATCCATGATTTAAAAGTTATCCTTTTAATTAAGTAGGCTTTTTTGTTTGTAACAGGAGTCAAGCCTCTAACCTAGCCCATTAGGGATTTTGAATCTTATCTTACACATATTTTCATAAAACACCCAAAATTCAAAAACTGAATTAATGCGTTTAACTCTAAATGGTTGTGATATTTGTTTACAAGGTGCATCTATTATTTCACAGATTAAACCGTTTTCATAAATTCCATAATAGTTATGTATTAATACAATATCGCCTAACTTGAATCTATTCATATTAACCCTTTCAATTAATTTTAAAGTAATTAATCTCTATTGAAATTATGAAAAACAATAGAGACTATTCACTTAAAAGGGTGTGTATATGACGTACAGTAAAACTTTTGTTTGAGGTGTAAGCTTTATTTATAAAAACTCTAAGTATATATTAACATAATGGACTTTCCTAAATTATCCCTAAATCATTTCTAATTTATTCCCTTTTAAACCTTGAATCATTTGATATAACTTAGTTTCATTGATTTATAACTTTTATCTAATTTAGAATACCATTAAGATTTATTAAGCTTGTAATTTAGTATCAAAATAATTATCTAATATAGAATATAACTCATTTAGAAAGTTATTATAATCTAAATCATCAATCATTTTTTCTAGTAAATCGTATTTATCTGAATTTATAAAAGCGTGGTCTTTTGGTGATAGTTTTTTACTTATGAGAATGAAGGAATTATTTATTATGTTCATTTTGTAATACTTCTTTTACTTCGGTTGATTCTATTACATCTTTATCACCTTCTTTTAATAAAGTTAATTCATCTTCATTTAGTTGAAATGAATACTCTGAATAAGGATTATCAATTAAGTAAAGATCTTCTTCTTTATTTATTCCTGTAATGAATCCTAAATAATCATGTTTTCTTATATAGACTTTATCATCTATTTTAAACTTGCTCATAATTTATCCTTCTTTTCAATAACATTAACAAACACAGCTTGTTTTTTTATCGGACATTCTGCAAAATGTGTATAATCTTTCAAAAAGCTATTTAACTTTGTAATTTCAATATTTGTGTGATATTCAAAGCATTTACTACATTGAAAATTAGCTTTCATTAACTTATTTCACTCTCTAAATATTGAATATTCATAATATTATCAATCAAAGCCTTTAATGACTTCTCTTTTAAACTCCAAGCTTTTTTGTAGTTCTCATCTTTTAATCTAACTATAGTTTTATAATCTTGCTGATATTTACATTTTCTTTCTGGAAAATAAAACGCTGATAAGATAGAAAAGTACTTACTAGATAAATTATTAATACTTGATTGCATAGTTTTGAATTCAATAGTACAACGATGGAAAGGTAAAGCAACAGTATCTAATGACCTAGCAAATTCATTAATATTTACATCTTCACCAGCATTACATTTATTTAATTGATATAAATTTCTAATACTTGGATTAATAGCTTTTAAACCATCTTTTAATCTCACTAAGTCAATACTAAAATCTTTTTGTAATTTGTAGCTTGACTTTGAGTATTCTAACTCTTGCTTATCTAAAATATGTTCTTTTGGTTTAACTTTCCCAAAATAATTATTTAGCTCTTTTTTCACTAAATGCTCAATATTAAAATTATCAATTCTCATTTCTATAATGTCTTTTAACTTGTTCGTTTCTCTAACTCCTAGCTTACCCTTAGCTTTATTGAGATTAAAATATATCTCTGAGAATTTACCAGATCTAAAGATTGCAATTGCATAAGGGTATATATTTGATTGAGTATTAGAATAAATATTAAAATAATATTCTGGAAAATTATCTACTAAATATTTCACATGATCTGATAATGTATTATAGATATTTAACCCATAGTTCATTAAATCAGCTTCATTGATTATAAAATCAGATGTATAAAGAATTAAACTATATTTTGTATCTATCATTTTAATTGTTACTCGCTTTCTGACTATGTCTCATTAACCAGTTATGAAGCTGTTCACATCTAGCTCCGTAGTCGTTATCCCTTAGCTCATTGATAGTCTTTTCTTTTGCCCTAATAATGTTTTCTAATAAATTTATTCTTTCCTGTAAATCTTGGTTTAACTCTCTGTGACCTTCAATCTTTGATTCTAAATAAAGAAAATCATCATTAAGCTCTAAATATAATTTATTGCTATTAGATATGATGATATTTTGCTTTTGTATCAAATTAAATGATAAAAAGTTTATCAGCTTGAAATATATATACTTTATTCTTTTTGTAATATTAGATTGCAATATTTGAAACCTCGTATAATCACACCTATTAATATTATACAATACTTAACAAATAAAATCATTAGATAAACTACTATAATCTATTAAATATTAAACTAAATTGATTAATTTATGTAAATATCATTGATTATTAGAAATTAATTAGATATTATTACTTATGCAGTCAATATTTATTTTTGTTTTAGAATCCTATATCAATTTTTTCAGTGACTGTATTTTTTTTGTCTAAAAAGCAAAGTGAATCTTAATTAATTCCAGAAAATAAAAGCCCTTAGTAAATTTTGATACACTTTTTTACTATTACTTAGTTTCAGATTTTGAGTCTTTTTAAATATTCTCTATGATGATTATTCAATAAAACACTTAAATTAATAAGTCTTTTTTCGTATGTAATAAATAAACTCATATACAAAAAGTGTATATACAGATTCAAAACTTTATATCATAATATTTTTATCTGATTTTTGGAGCTAGTGTGATGACTAAAAAATATAATCTGGACTTACTAGATAAATTATTTATATTAGATAATTATAAATCAATGCTGATATCAGATATATCTGCTCATTTAGATATAGATAGCTTCTGTATCAGAATATATTTATCTGAAATGAATTTAATACAAATTTATGAGAGTAAATATTTAAAGCAAGTTTTGGAGCTATATAATAATTTAGTATCAGTTCGTGAAATATCAAAAATAACTAATCTGAATTATAAAAAAATATACAAAATATTAGGTTATTACAGGGTTACAAGAGATAAGAAAAGATTTAGATAATACCTTAAACTAAAATTAACTATTATTTCTTTTATTACTTATTGACATTAGTTCTAATGTGTAGTAAGATATAAATATGGTTGAGGAAAGAAGAAAACAGTGATCAGACACTTCAAGTAAAACCAAAACAAATTTATTAAAGTACTCAGTAAAGAGTTAAAAATCAAAGGTCAAATTATGACAAACACAGTAAAAAGAATTGATTGGGAGTCTTTTTGTACAGAGAAGCAAACACAAACAGGTAGTAAAGTTATTGCAATCTCAACTTATGAAGGCTGGGAAAACTTTGGGACAAATGATCAGGTTTATAAAAAGCCTTACAGAATCATCAAAACTAAAACAGGTAATATCTACACAGAAAATTATAAATCTGACAATGTAAAAGGTGGTTTATATCTTGAATCAAAAAGTAAAAAATATAATGAAACAGATATTCAAGAGCTTGAATGTATTCTTGATTATCCTATTGAGTATTCAGGTTTTCATAATGTATTCATAGAAAATTTAAAATAGTCAATGATAAAAACCCTGTAAGTACAAGTTACAGGGTTTTTATTTATTAAAGTATCTATATTATATCACAAGCCCTGTAAGGGATTAAAGGAAAAAATAATGCCAAAAACTAAAGAAGAAATAAAAGAATACAACCGTCTAAAAGCTCAAGAATCGAGAGCTAAAAAAAAGGCTCTCGGTTTACCTGTAAATGATCCAAACATTAACAGCAAAGCACAAAGCAGATTTTTAGAAGGGAAGAAAAGTCTAAAGTTTGCTGTATCAGATAAAGAATTTGAATCATTTGAAAATAAATGTAATCAGCTAAACATCAGTAAATTAGAAGGTTTTAGAAAAATGTTAGAAAGTTTTATTTAATCTATTGACATTAGTTCTAATGTGTAGTAATATATATATATATAGTCAAATTAAAAACAGGAGTTAAAGAAAATGAATAAAACAATTCAAACAGTAGATGGAGAAATCAAAGCAAGTATTATTTTTAATTCTTTTTTTCAGGAGTTTCAATTAGATGTTGATGGTGAAATTTTAGCAAGTTCTAAAAACAAAGAATACATTGAAAGAGAATTTAACAACCTATAAAAAGTATTTTCACTCTGTATCTTAAGAGGTACAGAATTGAGAATATTAAAACTAAGCCCCTAAACAGGTTTTTTTTTATGTCTTAATCCCAAACATGAGATATATTCTTTGATTAAAAATAAGATAGTCATTTTTTCAACTCTTAAAACTTTTTAATAAAAATCTCTTAGGATTCCCTTTTCTTTTTAATTTCATTAACTTAATGATTTCAAAATCTTTATCACTATTCGTTTTTAAAAATTTGTCTAACTTCTTTTTACTCAAGATATTAATACTACTAGAAAATGATTTAATATCAAAGTTATCATCTAGTTCAAAAACTTTTTTATCTCTTGTAAACCAAAAATTAGGACATAAAACCCTGTAAAATATCCTTTTTTTCATGACTTCTCCAACATCTTTTTTACAGTTTCCTTGTCTTTTTCTTGAACTTGCTCCAGATCCTCAGGTTTCAAACAATTTTGAAAAATCATATCTCTCATATTTGTTTTATTCATTCCTATAAAGTCCATAGCTTTGTCAATTTTCATTTTTTAAAAATATCCTTTAATTAGTAAATTAGATATTTTTTAAAATAGCTTCTATATATCCTTGCTTTTCCCATACATTACCGTTTTTACCGTACAGATCAGAAGCTATTTTATACGCCTGTTTTGGGTTGTCTGCTTCAACTTCATATACTTTATCGTTTAGTTTGTAAATATACATCATACAGCTACAACCCCTTTTATATGTGGATATGCTTTATAATCCAATATTTCAAAATCTTCATACTTATAATCAAATATTGAATCAGGCTTACGATTAAATCGTAACTTAGGTAAATCGCAAGGCGTTCTTGATAATTGTTTCTCTACCTGCTCCAAATGGTTTAAATAGATATGACAATCTCCACCACTCCAAATAAATTCTCTTGCTTCTAAATTGCATTGTTGTGCTATCATGTGAGTTAATAGACTATAACTAGCTATATTGTATGGAACACCTAAAAAAGAATCTGCGGATCTTTGAGTAAGCATACATGATAACTTACCTTCTGAAACATAGAATTGAAATGTATAATGACATGGAGGAAGAGCCATATTTTTTAGTTGACCTACATTCCAAGCACTAACTATTAAACGTCTTGAGTCAGGATTGTTTTTTATTTGATTAATTAAATCTGTTATTTGATCTATTGTCTCACCTAATGATGTTTCCCATGCTCTCCATTGTTTACCATAAACAGCTCCTAAATCTCCGTTTTCATCAGCCCATTCGTTCCAAATCTTTACACCATTGTCATTTAAAAACTTAATATTTGTATCACCTGATAAAAACCAAAGTAACTCATAAGCAATACTTTTAAAATGAAGTTTTTTTGTCGTGACTAATGGAAAACCTTTATTTAGATCAAATCTCATTTGATACCCAAAAATGCTTATTGTTCCTGTTCCTGTTCTATCTTCTTTTTTTATCCCATTCTCAAGGATATATTTTAAATAATCGTGGTATTGTTTCATTTTATTTTTTATCCTTTACTTTTTCAATCTCACAATGCCCAAGACAACGCCCTATTTCATGATTACAAGTTAATTCTAAATCTTTGGACATTGTAAACCCTCTTGATTTTGATACTTTCCAGAATACATTCTATCTGTTATTTCATCTGATTCTAAAAATGTTAATTCTCCAATCCCTTCACCAATATAAACCATAATTTCTATAGGTGTATTATTTGATAATTCGATTACTATCTGCCCTTTAAACCCTGCTTGTATGGTTGTATTATTGATATGTAGTCCACATCGTGCATAAGTTGATTTACAGTGCAACAATGCTTTAATACCTCGTGGAATATTTACAAACTCTATACTATGAGCAAGAGCAAAACTATGCGGAGGTAATAAAACATATCTATCTAAAGTGTTAATATCTGTGTAAATATCTAAATCTTTTAAAATACTTTCATTAAATTTTTTAGGATCTATGGGATTATATGAGTTTTTAAATACTTTTATGTTTTCAGCTAGTGTAATATCATAACCGTATGCCCCTAATCCATAGCTAATTTTGTCTTTAATCACGTTCTTTTCTTGAAAAGGTGTGATCATACCTTCCAAACTTTTTTGTTTAATCCATGAGCTGTTTTTAAGCATGTTTTAAACCTGTACTTCCAAAACCACCGACACCCCTAGACGTTTCAACTAATTCATTAACTTGTTCAATCTCAACCCTGATAACAGGTATAATGACCATTTGGGCTATCTTTTCACCTTTGTTAACTTTGTAAAGCCTTTCACCATGATTTATTAGTATCACTTGTATTTCACCTGTGTAACCTTCGTCTATTGTTCCAGGTGTATTTAAAACAGTAACAGAGTTTTTTAAAGCTATTCCGCTTTTTGGTCTTATTTGTGCCTCTGTGTTTTGTGGCAATTCAATTTTTAAACCTGTTTTTATAAGAGCTGTTTCATTTGGTCTAATGATTTTATCTTCTATACTGTATAAGTCCATTCCTGAATCTGTAATATGTGCATAATTTGGAATGATTGCACTATCATTTATTTTTTTAATCTTTAATTTCATTTATTTATACCCTTTATTTTAGCCCTATAAATTTAATATAGGGTTTTATATGTTAAATTAAATCACATTTTCCACCGCTACAAGCGATATTTTCATCAAACTCTGTGTTATCTTCTATTTCTACAACTTGCTTTAAATCAATGTCTTTAAAATGATTTAGGTATTGATTATATATATCTTCATTACATGCCTCAAATGGTGCCTGTTGATATGTTCCACCGTCAAAGGGTAAAACAGATAATCCATGATAATTATATCTATTATCCCAAAGCCAAGATCCTACTTCTTGCCATTCATCATTTTTTATTGAAATAGTAGCTGATACATTATGAGCATTATCACCAATGTTATGACCTTCTCTAATCCATTCTTGATTATATTGTTTAACACGCTCTAAAAGTTCTAATACGCTTGTATTATCTCTAATCTTTGCACCATCAGGAGCTTTTTGAGGAAATACAAAAATAGCCGTGTGTTGATCAAAGTTATCATTTTCTACTATTTCAGGTAAATTTTCTAATATATAACTATAGATAGCTTCTTGCTTGTTTACCCTTACACGTCTTAGGTAATAATTATCATGCCAATCATGAATCCCTGAGCTAGTACCTAAAATAAGGCTTGTTGTTCCTGCAGGTTTAACTAATGTTGTTCTACTTGCTTTATTAATCCCTATCAATTTAGATACATTCTCATTAGTTTGCTTAACTATCTCAGCACCAAGTTTTAAATCTAAATTATCAAGATTACCACTTGCAATCCCTGTAATACCTACACCGATTAGAGCATCTTCCTCTGTTGATTTTTTCCAAATATCTCTAAGATAATGAAAATCTGTATAACTTGCTTGAAGTGTATTTATAAATGAAGCATCAGCACATATTTGATTAAAATCATTCTGATTATTTATAGCACTTGCGTTAATTTCTACAAGATTGCAAAACGTGTAAGGTCTTAATGATGCTTCGCTACATGGGTTAAAGCCATACTCTTTGTTATTAGTCCAAATAATACCTGGTTCACCTGCTTTAGAGTTTTCTACATCTTGCCAAAAAGCTTTAAACATATCTTTTGTAATTTCACTATATGGAGCTATAGCAGAATTGTTAGCACGTGCAAAATGCGGATTATCTATCCACCATTGACTACTTTTGCAATTTCTCATTTCTATATCATCAAAAGAAAATAAAGCTATCATTGCAGCTCTACGAATACCACCAGACAAAACAGCATCAGCAATAAAACAAAATATTGAATGACAATCTGTTGATGATAACCTTAATTCATTCTTTTGTATTTTATTTAAAAACAATTCTTTGATATGCTCTAAACAGTTTTTTAGTGGATAATATCCAGGGGCTTTACCACCTGACGATAATTTTGTTCCCTTTTTTCTGATTAATGAAAAATCAAAATCAGGCATAACTTTATTATCTAAAAACGCTTTTATTAGTTCATTAATTGCATCTGCCCAGCCTTCTATGGAATCACTAACAACATAATTTTTAACCCCTCTAGGAAAGTTAATTGATGGTAATTTTAATATATGGTGGAATTGTACAGAGTAACCAAACCCTACACCACTTAATAATAAAAACATTGCTTCACTAAAAACTTTTAGGTCATCACATGGGCAGTAAGAACAATTGAACATTCTTACATTATTTTGTTTGATTGGGTCTCCTGCAAATTGCATTGATCTCATTGCAGGTAGTACTTTTTTTGTAAATACTGAACGATTGTATATTTTCTCTATCTCTTCACCTAAAAATGGATATTTTTCTATATGCATATCCATATTACGGATACATGTTTCATTAAAACTTTCACGTCTTTTTAACTCTGGTCTATACTTTGCATATTTCATATAATGAATAACATCGGATAAAACTTGATTTGATTTGTTCATTGTTTTTTGTTTCCTTTAATTTTTAAACTGCAAACTTCAATTTATTGAAATCTAAAATATTTTTTTTGTAATTACTTGGGTTTATTAATTTATTGATAGCTACTTTATTATTCAATAAATGTAAATAAATATATTTTCTTGTGTAAAACTTTGGTGTCTGGAACGATTCAAAACACCAATTCTTTAATTTATCTAGGTATAAATCATCTATTAATATTATATTTGTCATAAGATTGCTAAGATACTTTTCTAATTGTGTATCTAAATAATCTTGATTAATTCTAATATATAATAAATACTCTTTATGTTCATCACTTTTTTTATGACTTTTATCTAAAATAGATTCTAAAATTGAAGACTCGAATAACTTACGTTTTAAAAAATCTTCTTCTATAGTGTTTATATTATTTTCTATAGACTCGTTAATTTCATCTAAATCTTTAACCAATCTTTCAAAAATAAAAGACTGTATAAAAAACTGTCTTTGATTAGTAAATTCTAATAAATCTATTTGTTTTAATTTCTTGGCAAGGTAATCAAATGATATTTTTATTCTCTTTGATTTGAAGTTTTTAATAGTATCACTTAAATCTTTAGTTACTTCTTGTATATTCTCAGAAATAAATATTTCATAATCCATTTTATACAGTTTCCAAGTCTTGAAATTTTGTAGTAGTTGTCTCAAAAAACATTTTAAGTGTACCTGTTGCACCTTCTCGATGCTTTGCAATGTTTAATTCAGCTATTCCAAGATCATTTGTATCTGATTTATAATACTCATCACGATAGAGTAAAATAACTTTATTAGCATTTTCTTCAATACCGCCTGACTCTTTTAAATCAGATAACATAGGTCTTTTATCTTGTCTAGCTTCTACACTACGGCTTAATTGACTGCCTAAATAATGCACTGTATTAAATTCTTTTGCTATATTTTTGCAACCTAGTGCTAATTGTGATATTTGCTCCGCTTTTGTTCCTTGCACTTCTGATTTAAGCATTTGCAAATAATCTGTGAATACTGCCCCAACTTCTCCATATTTTTGTATAAACTTTCTTAACTTTGATCTCATTTCGTTTATTGTGATATATGGTGAATCATCAATAAAAAAAGGTACGTCATCACTAGATAAAATTTCTATTGAGTTGTTTAATATATCCCATTGTTGAGTCGTTAAGAAGCCATTCCCTAGCCTTTGGGTTGCTATATTGGTATTTAATGCAATAAGCTTTTCTACTACCTGATCCTTTGACATTTCAGGAGTAAAAAACACCACAGGTTTTTTATCATTTACACAAATACTTCTTGCAATCTCTAAAAGAAGTGAACTTTTACCCATACCTGGACGACCAGCAACCACTATTAAATCACTCTTTGAAGCTTTGAAATTATTATCAAGTGTTTTAAGATTTGTTTTTACTACCTTTTTATCTACAAAATCAGGATTATCTTTTTTCGCCTTGATTGTATTTGAGTAATCAATAACAGTTTCTTTTATATGCTCTATTCCCTTCACAAATCGACTTTGTCCTACACTTAAAATCTTTTTTTCAGAATCATCAAGCAAGTTATCAATGTCTGCATTAAAGTAGCAATCCTTGATAATTTCTAATGAATAATTTATTAACTTTCTTCTTTGAGAATTAGCCAATACTATTTTTATAGAGCTGTCGATATTTGTTCCTAGTCCAGAATCAACTAAATCAATTAAATCTGTTAAGCCTTCATCTTTATTTATCAGTTGCTTTTTTTCTAAAACTTCAAAAAGTGTATACATATCAATAGTTATATTCTTTTGAAACATCTTTGCTATTATTTCAAAAACTTGCTGATTGTATGGATTATAAAAATCTGTTGCTTTGAGAATAGAAATAGCTTGTAATATTGAATCAGTACTTGTAATCATTGCACTTAATACAGCTTTTTCGGACTCTAAACTATTCGGTTGTCCTTTTTCTAGTAAATCTGATAATTTCATTATTGAATACCTCTAGAATCAAAATATGATTTAATTGTTTCAAGAGTTAAACCATCATTCAAAAAGCTATTTATTTGTTTTTTGAATGGATCAACACTTAACCAATTTTTAGAATTGTATTCTTTGATAATATCCATCATTTCAACTACTGATTTTTTAGATAATGTCTGATTTATTGATGTATTGAAGCTAGTCATTAAATTTTTATCATAAACTAAATTATTCTTTTTATGATATTCATAATCTTGTATAAATTCCATGATATTTGTAATCATGATTTTTATAGAATCATCAATCCTATTGCCTTTAGCTTTCCAGATATTTGTTATTGACTTCCAAGAATCCTCTAAACTGTTTACTTGCTTTTGTACTTCTTCTTGCTTGTATAAATCATTAAACCATTTGGGATACTTACAATCAGATAATAGAATAGTTCCTAGATAAGTTAACATTTCATACTCTGAAAACTTACCTTTAGGGTTTACACCTTCATTAGTCTTTTTAACATAGTTAGGAAAAATTTTTATTGTTTCAAGTACTGGATTAAATTTATTTTCTTTTAAAGCTTTTGGTACTATTTTTAATTTAAAGTTTTTAATCTGCTTATCTTCAATAGCAAAATTAAAAACACCTGAATTAAAAATTATCTCATCAAAAAAATCATTTGTTTTTTTAATATCAGCTTTATCAGCAAATTCAATAACAGAGTTTTCAATATTTTCTAAGTCTGAAATTTCATGATGATTTTTCTTAGTCTTATTATCATCATTATTATTAATATTAGTATTATTACTATTAGTATTATTATAATGCCTATTTTCTACTTGTACAAAACCTACTTCTACCTTTTGGGAAAGTAGAGAATTATTATTAATATCAATACTTGGATTAACATTAACTATATATTCCCATCTTGCAATTTTTCCGTTTTCATAATGATTAACTAAAGATATATAACCAAGTTCTTTTAACTTCTTAATACCTGAATAAATAGATTTCTTACCATCTCTATTATTTTTAGCTATTTCATCTACATTTAAAAACCAACCGTCAGGCTTAGATAGTATGTGAAGCATTAAACCCTTTTCTTTTAAGTCAAGTCTTGTATCGTTAACAATGCTGTTGCTAACTTGAGTAAAATTCCCATTCTCAAAAGGTCTAACTATTTTCATATTACATTTAAACTTTGCTTTTACTGCTAACATTTTTAATACTCCATATTTAATATTGTGTTTTGGAGATTTTTAAGCTATAATTTAGCTTGTCTGTTGTTCATCTCTCAAAGAATCCCAAAAACTTTAAGAGTGACCTTTTTTGTCTATTTTTTTATGTCTCAACTAAACATAAATCATAATCTTTACTTATTTCTTGAAGCATTACATCACCTTGACGGTACTTCCCTTTTATATTTAAAAAAGTGCTGTATTTAGCTTCTTGACAAGTTTTACTTTTTTGATTTGGTGGATAAATATTATAAATTCGATGAGTAGACGGACATTGACACTCTAAAAATTGAACCTTTTTGTTAGTGATGTCATCATTAATTACAGTTTCCCATAATTTCATTACATTATTTTGATTATCAATACAAGAATCAATTAATTTTAATCCTTTTCCATCTGATAAAATGTCATAATACTTTTTAGCTCCTAATTTCTCCATGTAACATCTTCTTATTTCAGCATTATCTATGCTTAAAATATCTTTTTTTGTGATTGTTTCAGTCTTCATTATCAATTGTTCTGAAACGGTTACTCCATTCCAAGAATATAACGAGTATCCATCTTGATATACAAGAGCTGGTTTATTCTCACCATGCAAATTATTAGCTTTAAAGTGCATTTCTTTAGGTTTTTCTGAGGCAAAAACAAAATCTTTGAATACAAAGAAATAATGTAATTCACTTGATACTTCTTTAAATGTTTCCCAAATCTTTTTAGTTTTTTCATCAAGAGATTTAAGGTTTGATTCAACATAATCATAAAATGCACAATACCCCGAGTTGATATTACCAGATTGACTAAACCACCCAGTAATAAAATATTCAAGCTTGATGTCTTTTAAATTTTGGCTGTCTAATTGGCTTCTTAATTGGTTGTCTAATTGGCTGTCTAATTGGCTTCTTAATTGGTTGTATAATTGGCTGTCTAATTGGCTTCTTAATTGGCTTCTTAATTGGCTTCTTAATTGGCTGTCTAATTGGTTGTCTAATTGGCTGTCTAATTGGCTGTATAATTGGCTGTCTAATTGGCTTCTTAATTGGCTGTCTAATTGGTTGTATAATTGGTTGTCTAATTGGCTTCTTAATTGGCTGTATAATTGGCTTCTTAATTGGCTGTCTAATTGGCTGTATAATTGGCTGTATAATTGGCTGTATAATTGGCTTCTTAATTGGCTTCTTAATTGGCTGTCTAATTGGTTGTCTAATTGGCTGTCTAATTGGCTGTATAATTGGCTGTATAATTGGCTTCTTAATTGGCTGTATAATTGGCTGTATAATTGGTTGTCTAATTGGCTGTATAATTGGCTGTATAATTGGTTGTCTAATTGGCTGTCTAATTGGCTGTTATCCAAATTTTTTAAGAGGTTAATTCCTAGCTGACACGCCATAGGTGAATTTAAAAATAAAAAGTACTTAGTTTTAATATCAGATAATGCTAAATATTTAGTTAATGCTGTTTTTGCTTTTTCTCTATCAATAGGTTTGTAATTTTTAGCTATTTCATTCCATTTTTGGAAATAAACAGGTATATTATTTTTTTGTTCTTGTGTTAAAGTTTCTAATTTTTTCATTGTATTTTTTACCCCTTAATCTGCAACATTTTGAATAACTTCATTAAGTGGGTTATATTCCACTTGTTGGATATATTTATAAGTGCCTATCTCTAAATCAATATCATGATGTTCTTCTGTCCAAACTTCCTGACCTGCCAACCAGTTTGTTTCGAGTAAATGCCTTATTTTTGCAGTATTATCAAGAGCCGCAATAATTGTTTCATTATCTATTCTTTCTATAGTTGCGTTACCTACAATAATATGTGCATGGTTTGAGTGTTCACCTCTTGCTATCACTCTGTTTTTTCTTTCTTGTTCATTCATAAATTCACCTTTTTAGTTAAAATATTTTTTAGAGTTGGTATATAATTCATTTGTTTTATTGATCTCATGAGTAAAGAAAACTCTAAAAATTCTTTACTTTGGAGATTTTTAAGCTATAATTTAGCTTGTCTGTTGTTCATCTCTCAAGAATAAATCTCAAAAAAATCTTTAAGAGTGCTTTTTTGCCTATTTTTTACAAATCATCATTTGAACTCTTTAATATTGATATATGCCCTTTAACTTCTTTTATAAGTTGTTTAGGGTCATCTTTTAACTTATCAATGTCTATTTGAGGTTTACCTTTTAAGTATTCTTTATTAAGTCTAATTGCTGATAAATAACAAGCTATAAATCTAAGCTCATCTTTATCTTTTGCATTGTAAAACTCATTTAATAAACCATATTCATTTAATTTAGTTTCAAATATTTCTTTGATTTTTACAGTATTAGCAGGATAAAAAGAAAATGTATGTCTTTTATTTCTCTTTACATCATGATAGAAAATTTTATCATTCAAATCATCTTTTTTTGATGATTTAGATAATACTGCATCATTTGGTATAAAGTTTTTAGTATATAACCCAAAACCAAAATAAAATAAGTTAATTGTTTGAGCGCTCATAGAAGACTGTAAGTGTTGATTTTCAACATCAAATAAATACTTAGCTATTTCATCAGGTTCATGAAAACTATCTTGTATTTCTTTTCTTTTTTGTTCTCTATGCTCTATTAATTGAACTGTTTTAGATGTTTGTCTTTGCTCTAATTCTACAGCACCAATTCTTAAATCTTGATTGTTTAATCTATTTGTAACAATAGACATTTGTTTTTTTATTGAATGTCTAAATAACTTCTCTGATGCCGCACTTATTAACTCATCAGGTACATTGTCTATTGAACCTTCTGAAAAAAGACTTTCAAGAAATATTTTAAGACCATCATCATTGTTTGATAAATATTCCATGTTTTGTAACCTCCTAGATTACCATTAATGTTTTTGTTTGTTCATTTAAGAACTTTTGTTTAAATTGAATTAACCAATTTTCGACTATATCGACTAATTCATTTGATTGATTTTTTATATTTTCTAAACTGTCAGGGGTTGTTTTTAATTGATTTAAGATTAATAAGTTTTCAGCAAAGAATTTTCTTGAATCTATAACTACATTAATTAATTCACTAGATATAGTTATTGTTTCAGACATTTGTTTTTGTCTTTGTTCAAAAGATATTAACTTGTGCATAGCTTCATTAACTTTGTCTTCGTTAATATCTAAAGCCTCTAATCTTTGTAAATCGTTTTTAGCAATCTGCAATTGTCTTTCTAAGCTGTACTTTTCAGATTTGATTTTTTCTAACTCTGATATTGATTTATTTTTATCTGATAAAGAACTTTTTAATTGACTAACATAATTTTCTAAAGTAGCAATTTTATCTTTATTCTCATTGATAACATCAATCAATTCACCATCTTTTATAATTTCAACATGCTTAATAACTTCTTGCACCACTGGAACAGGTGCAGGGATTAATGACTTAGCTTTATTAATTAAATCTTGCTCAGACTCAAAAACTAAATCAGGGTTAAGTTTTAATTCTTTTAATACTGCATTTATACCACCGTATTGATTAACCACATCTTGTATTAATGATGTTGGAGCTTTTGGGTTAATCTCTTGCACATCTTTTACTACTTGCCTTTGTATTTCAGGCTCTAAATTTGTTAATGGTCTTAGTTGAGATTCTGTTACTAGGTTATTGGGGCCAATTGGCCCCAAATTATTTAAAGTATCTAAAGCTTTTAAATTTCTGTTTATATAGCGTTTTGACAAATTCCATTTAACTACACAATAATCCTCAAATGTTCTAAACTCTTTTCTGTAAAGCCTAGAGTCTCTAACCTCTAGTAATGCTCCCCAAACTTCTTTAAACGCTTTAATACCTTTTGAAATAACTGATTCACACTCATTTAAAAGTGTTACTTCTTGCTCTGTTAGATCTGTTGTTAGATCCTCTTGAAATAAATCTAATAAATCCATCTTTACACCTCGCTTTCTTTCACTTGCTTTAGTATTATTTTTTCTTCTTGAAACTCGACTTCCAAACATTCAATTCCATGTAGTTTTTGAATTGTTGACGGGATTTTAAAAGTACCTCATTAATAAAATTATTAGGGTTTATTTATATAAGCCCTATTTACGTTTTTAACTAGCTTTTAAGTTTTTTTTTTGCTCAATCGCTTTTTCTATATCCATTAAATCAACTCTTTCCGAATCGCCAAAAAATATCACTGGGATATTTTCGATTTCAAGAGTTCTTTTTAAAGTTGTATAATTATTTATACCTAAGATCTGCATAGCAGTCTTAAGTTTAATTAAACGTCTATTTGTTAAATCTTCTTTTTCATTACTCATAAAATTTATCCTATTAAGATATACAAAAATGTTTTATCCTATTTAAGATATTCTATATCATAACTTTAGAAATGTAAATACAAAATAACACAAAATTGCATTAATTTATAAATCTTTTAATCTACTAAATATTTCATCTAATAGTTGACCATTAAGAAAAACATCTAAAGCACGTCTAGGATTATTCTCTATAACTTCTTTTATTTTTCCATTATCGTTTGACAGCTCTATTTTTTTATCACTTGGTTTAAATTCAAATGAGGACCATGTAATAGTATTATTAATATCTTCATAACTTCCTGATATATAATATGTTGTTCCTTGCTCCAGATTCACATCAAATTCACCAGATAGATCCGATTTGACTATTATAGATTTTTCTTTAGATACCTTGGTTAGTTGGTTTTTAAAATCACTGTAAACTTCATCATACCAAGTTTTTAAATTTAGTTGAAATAAGTTAGCTACATTCTTTGTTTGCTCTGCTATATCAGGATTTAGTATATTTGTATTATATTTAATATCTGTTTCAAAGTTTGGTTTATTAGCTGTATTCCTTGTCGTTAAATAGCTATCATGAAACTTATGAAAATCATACTTTCTAATAATAAAATCTTTTCTTGCAACAGGTACAATACTACCTGAATTTTTTATAATAGCAGCCTTAAATTTAACATTTACTTTTGAATCAATACTTGATACATCTATTTGATTTGTTGTTGGTCCTGCTTCTGGAGCATTAACGGGTAAACCTTGAGCACAAGATACTAAACCAATACACAACCCTATAATAATTAAATTTGTTTTTTTCATAAACACGCCCTAGTAAAAATATAACTGTATTTTAGTTTATTTATAAAAAAGTGTAAAGAAATATCTAATTAATTATACAAAATAACACGGAATAATACTAAATACTATTGACTTTTAATTGATTGAAATATATACTTATATAAGTTATTAGTTAACTTTGAAAATTTGGCGATAGACAAAGTTAAGGCAAAAACAAAAACATAAGAGGTGTTTTATGACAACAGCAGTAAAAACCGCTAACACAAAAGTTAGCAATCAAGCATTAACTAGAACTTTCATAGTTCTTAAAAACAAACAACAAAATTTTCTTTCACCTAAAGAAGCTTTAGAAACTTCTAGAAAACTATCTGCAATAAAAAGAGAGTTAGAAGCAAGAGACATAGACACTAAAAGTCTAGTTTAACTTTCATCTGACAGGGTTTTAACTAGCCCTGTTTCATATCTTATTTTATTACAGAGGTTTTTATCATGTCTATAGATTTAATTAATGCTGAGTTATTAAATGATTACTCAGTATCAAGATTAGCTGAAATATGCTACTTCAACAAAACAACATCAAACAAATACATTGACTATTGTGCTGATAATTGTTCATTTGAATTTAGGTTTGAAAAGCCTATCAGAAAAGAGTTTTTAGTGACTCTTGACTCTCAAGACAAAGAATTTTTTATTGATTTGATTCTTAATAGTGAATCAGAAATGAAAGATGTTTTTGAGGATTTATGTGATTGTGATTATGAGCTTCAAGAGGTGGCATAATGGAAAATATCAAAATAAAACAAACTCAAGATTTAGATTTAACTGCTTTGATATTAGAACGTAAAGCAGTTAAGCAGATGGTTCAACAACATGGGGCGTTATGGTTCATATTATATGAGTTATTCGTTTTAGAGGACTCAATGACAATAACAGAGTTTAAAAGAACTTTTATATTAACTGTTTTTGTAGGTCTACCTTTGTTTTTAGTAGTTGCTTATTCATTTCTTGGATTAATTGCAATACTTGGAGGTATCAACTAATGATTAAACCAAGTTTTAGAGATGGGATAGTTCAAGCAGTTGATCAAGTAATGACAATTGCTAATCAAAAAGGTTTCAAAGTTGAGATTGAAACAGATGATAACGGCGAGTTAATCACATATACAGATAGAAAAGTAATAATTACCTTTTCTTATACCTTTGATTTAGAGCCTAATCTAATGGATTTTAGATTGTTTACTCTTGAGTTTTCAGTGTTTGGATCTGTAACAGTAACAAGATTTGATAATAAGACTTTTGATATTATCAAGTTTATTAGATGTGAGTTTGAAAAGATATATACACCCTTAAAGAAGTCTATAGCTAGTGATAAAGCTAACTATGGATTTAATAGAGCATTTGAACAACTAACAAGAGGACTCAAAACAATGGATCATATTTTTAACTTAAATGATTGTTGGTTTAGAGTGTACGACTATCTAACTGCTAGAGGTTTTGATGTTCCAAGTAAACAAGTAGATTTTAATAGTTTTATTCAAGATTTAAAGATTAATCATAGTGAAGTTTTTAATGAAATGGTTAGAGAGTTTTTGAGGATTGACGATGTTGTAAACATGATGATTAAAAGTAATGAGGTTAGAGTTTAAATGCAACAAATAGGATCAGCTATATTAAGCGTTCATCTTTCTAATTTTGAAAATGTAATCAATAGAAAAGATTTAATTATCAAAAGCTTACTTTCAAAGCTAGAAAAGACAGAGCAAGAAAACAGAGATTTAAAAACAGTTCTAAATAATTTAGGTCTATTTTTACAAGACCTATCAAAAGATTCAAAATAGGGGGATAGTATGACAATAGATTTATCGGTTTTAAAAAGAGAAATACCTTTTAAATGGAGAGTACAAAGTTTTAGTAAAAACTCAGAGAAAGCGACATGTGTGGCTTATGTTGATGCTAGAGATGTAATGAACTTATTAGATGAAGGTGTTGGTGCTGAAAACTGGCAAAGTGATTTTAAAGAAATAAAAGGTAATCTATATGCAGGTATAGGCATTAGGTTTAATAATGATTCAATGGAATGGGTCTGGAAGTGGGACTGCGGAACTGAATCAAACACAGAAAAAGAAAAAGGTGAGGCATCAGACGCATTTAAAAGAGCAAGTGTGAAATGGGGAATAGGTCGCTTTTTATACGATCTACCAATGCAGTATATAAAAACTAATGAGAAAAAAACAGGTACTAACTATCCTTATTGTGTTGATGACAACGGTAAAAAAATATATGATTTAACAGAGCATATCAATAAAAAACTAGGATTAAATAAAGCTAAAAAGCCTGATACCACACAAACTAATAACACCAACGTAATTAACATTGATGAAAAGAAAAAAGAAACTTTAACACAAGATCAAAAAGAAATGCAAAAAGATTTTAGCTTTGTTTTAAAAAATGGAACTGTCCACCAATGGTCTAACTTAATGGCTAAATGGTTAAAAAAGAAACCTGAACTAGCTAATAACAAAGACTTTGAAGCATGGGTGAATAAATATAAACCTGAAAACAAAAAGACCGATGAAGAGCTTATGGAAGAAGCAACAGCAGGAGCAAAAAGATAATGCAAAAAGTATTAAGAAAAGAAAAAAGCGAAATGAAGCCTAGATTAGATAAGCTAATAGCAAAGTTTAAATCTGGTGAAATGCTGACAAGACAGCAAGTAAGCGAATGTTTAGAGATTCAAATTAATAGCGTAAATTCATATCTAAATGTTTTGTCACGTTATGGACTATGGATTCAAAAAGAGCAGATCAAAGGATCAAAGAAATTTATGTATAAAGTGATGCAATAATGAGAAAAGAAGTAAGACACAACAGTTTTAATCCGTATGAACAAAGACAAATTCAGGAACAAAAAAACAAAGGTTTAGTATTAAAGAAAACAGTAAAAGTTGAGGTAAAAAATGAGAATGAAGCAAACAAAAACAATAAATAGAGCAATAGAAATATATAGTTATCTATCAAATAAAGATAGTTTTACTCTTAAAGAAATTCAAGACAAATTAAATGTTAATAGATTTTCACTACCTCAAGTTTTAGCAGTGATTGAGTCAAGATATCCAATCAAGATTAAAAAGAGCTTTGGAGATTTAAAAAGAGGTGGATTTTGTACATATCACATAGAAAGGCTAGGTTAGAAATGAATTTACAAGAAGTTAAAAAGATAGTTTTAGTTTTGTTCTTGATGTTTGTTTTATCTCATGTTGTAGAGTCTAAAGCATGTGAACCTGCACCAAGCCCGACACCAGAACCGACTGAAACACCGATACTTACACTTCAATTGATGAAAGGGGATTAAATGAGTATGAAAAATAAAGACAAACTAAGCGAATATCAAAGAAAATATATGGCTAGTTTAACACCAGAAAAAAGAAAAGCTATATATAAAAGACAGGTTAATTATGCAAAAAAACGTAGAGAAGTATTAACCATTGAAGAAAAAGAAAAGAAAAAAGAGTATATGAGAATGTATTATCAAAAAAACAAAGAAAAAATACAAACTTATCGTAAAGAGAAATATGATAAAAATAAAACTAAATTAACTATAAAATCAATGAAAGAAGAATAAAATGAGTAGTACAAAAAGAAGTAATTCAAGAGAGTTTCACATATCAGATTTTTATATAACACCTCAAGAGCCTATAAAACAGTTTTTAGAGAAGTTTTTAAGCATTGAAACTTTATCAGAAC